TTAATTCCGTCTTTTAACAGCTGATTTTAGTTTTTCGAAGGGAATAAGAGCATAGTAACTCCATTTCTTTGCTCGATATTCCTGTTTATCTATTAAAACTTGATTATCTGTATTTACTGGATAGGTAGCTTCCATATAATAATGACCAAGTTCTTCAGATAGAACACATTTTTCGTCGATACTTGTGTCTAATTTGGAATAGTTTAGTGCAATAGCATTTATTTTATCTATATTTAAAAATATACCATAAGCATTTTCTATATACCAATCATATATTTTGATATTTTCTTTTTCGGCTAGATTATATAAATTGTTTAGATCCATTTTTAATCTCCTATAACATTTTCTACACTTATTTATTTTTCTTGTTATCTTTTAAAACTACCTCAAGCAATCCTTTAATTTGTTCTTTTTGAGTAGAAGTTGGTGGGGTGTAACTATCAGCATTAAATCCCATACTTGCTAAATCCAACAAATCATTATCTTTTTTTTCAGGGTTCCTTACATCAGATTTTCCTAATAGATAATCTGTTGAAACACCAAAAAAGTTTGCAATTTTTATAGTATCGGAATTTGATGGCTCATTTCTTCCAATTTCCCATGCTGATACGGCAGTTCTTGTATAGCCGATTCTTTGAGCAAAATCTTCTTGAGTAAGTCCAAGTTCTTTTCTTAATTTAACTAATCTATCTTTTAATTCCATAACGACACCTCCAGTAACATTTATGATATTATTATAACATAAAAAGACACGAAAAGAAACAATTAACATAAAATACACAAAAAGTGTCTGAGTCAAAAAATTTTTTGATTATTACAATTTAGACATACCAATGATTAGAAGAAACAGCAATTAGAAAAACAAAAAAATTTTAAAAAAACTATTGACACGTAAAGTATCGTGTGATAATATAATGCCAGTGATACAAAACGTATCAAGAAGGAGGCGAGAAAATGGCTAGAAAATATAATCCAAGAAGTAGACTTATAAAACTGAGAAAAGAAAAGGGATTTACGCAAGAACAAATGGCAAGGCTATTAAAAGTAACTAGAGCTACATATGCTAATTATGAAACAGGGTATAGAAATCCTAATTTGAAACATATAATTGAACTGAAGAAAATTTTAGGAACCTCAGACGACAGAGATTTTTTACCAGATAATGACACGAAAAGTATACAAATTAATAAAAAAAATTAACCACAATCCGATACGAAAAATAGAAAGGAAGTGAAAAGATGAAAGAAACAGCAAGACCAAGAGGAACAGACAAGGCAAAAGTGATGAAAGTAATAAGAACTGAGTCATTAATTGGAAGAGGAATACCAGAAGACCCAGTACGAATTATTTATCAATACTGGGATTTTAAAGGAAAGCTGTTAGCTAGTTACGATACCTCAGAAAAATCTACAAGTTAGAGTTTTGTTTTAGTATCAGCAATATCAGAAATCTCTGTCAATAATTTTTCTTCATCATGACGGGCAATATACCATTTATCAATAAGCAATTCGATGAGTTTCAATAATTTTTCGGCTTCACCTATGTCGACATTGATAATAGTATTAACATCTTGTTCCATGTGAGCTCCAATGTTTCCAATTTTTCGAAGTGCAGTAATGGCTTTCCATTGAGCAGTAGGGATTAATGTTTGGAGTTCATCAATTTCATCGACTAAACGATGCTTATGAATGTTCCAAAAGTCTCTAATCATTCCTTGTAAACATCTACGAGAAAGAGTTGCAGAAGCTTTAGGACTTAAATTAACTATTGAATATGCCTCTTCATAATCTTTACGAATTGCCTCGGGAACATATTCAGGAAATTGCTTTGCGTTTGAATTAGGATAAATAGGAACAATAACATCTTCTAGCGCACAATCACCAACTGCAACAAAAGAAACTTTACGACATTGTGGACAATAATACATATGAATATTAATAATAGCTCGGTTGGTAAAAGTATCATTAACATAATGCGGAACATTAACATTAAAATAACATTCAACTTCTCTATGCGTGTCATTATACAATGGAATATTTGCAGAGCAAAAAGGACAAACATAGTTTCCGGTAGCTACAGAATTAGAAAAAATATCATTATTCAAAATAATCACCTCGCTTTCGAGGTAATTATACAACAAATACCAAAATTTTACAATGAAAGGAGATGAAAAGATGGAAGAAATAAAATCAAGATATTACACAGTACAGCAAATAAAGAAATTGGAAGGTTGCGGAAAAGATAAAGCTTACGAAATAGCAAATCAATTACCTCATGAAACTAGAGGTAAAAGGATATTTGTATTTGCTGAGGATTATGACAATTATTATCAACAAAAAAGAGAAAAGGCACTTGAAGAAAGTGAAAATTCAAATGGAAAAAATTCTAATATTTATCAAATCAGAAAATTTAGTTAGAAGGGAGAAAAAGATGAAACAAAAGATAGCAACAATTATGGTAGGAATGGCATTCGTATTTATGTGGACAGGATTACCAATATTAGTGGGACTTTTAGTAGAAACAATAGTTTTATAGAAAGGAGATGAGAAGAATGGAAGATCTATTACAAAAAGTAATTACAAAAGTATATCAATTGAATAAGAATACAAGGCATGATTTTTTCTTTAATTTTTCAGGACATACAAATACATTTTCAATAGATTATTGTAAAAATGGTTTTAGAGCAAATGAAAAAGCTACATATATAATTGATCTGTGTACCAAACTGACAGAAAAAAATTTGAAAAAAGCATTAGAACAATTAGAACAAATAGAGAAAGGAGCATAGAAATGTCAGAAAAATACCAGGAGAGTTTAGAAAAACTAAAGAATGATACAAATAAGATTACAGAATCAAAAGCAATACAAGGAATATTTGAATTAGAGGATTCTATAAAATTCTTAAAAGCGAATGCAACTACAGAAGAACAATTACAAAGAGTGAATATCCTTGAGAGCCAATTACAAAAACAAAAAGAAGAACTAAATGTTTCCGACTTCCAAAACACGAAACAAGTAGTTCCTAGCGATACATAAGTATACCTCTATGTATCCATTATACCAAAAAGAATAAAAAAAATCAAATTTTAGGAGGAAAAAAATTTATGTTAGAAGATATTTTAAAATCAATAAATTCAAATTTAGAAAAAATAGCAAATTCATTAGGAGCAAGTGACAATAAATTAAGTTGTGAATGTCATCTAGACGCAGAAAAAATAATAGCTAAGGTTGAACCAGTAAATGTGAAAGGACCAGTAGTAAATCAACCAGTATGTGATCCTGTTCAACAAGTAACTATAAGCCAACCACCAATACAACAAGCAGCACCTGTTATTCAACAAATGCCACAAGCAATGCCAATATCAAATATTCAACAAAGCTTTACACAAGAGCAACTAGCTGTAGCTATGTCTAATGCAGTCAGTGCTGGAAAAATGGGAATAATTCAAAACATTTTACAACAATTAAATGTACAAGCACTAACACAAGTAAATCCAGCAGATTATAACAAATTAGCAACTATGCTACAGGAAGCTGGGGTGAAAGTGTAATGCCAGAAGAAAAAAGTCATGCAGTACTGTCAGCGAGTAGTAGTCACAAATGGCTTGTATGTACTCCATCAGCTAGATTAGAGGAGCAGTTTCCTAATAAAACAAGTGAATATATGGAAGAAGGAACACTTGCACATGAGATAGCAGAATTTAAAGTAAGATCATATTTTTTAGAAGCAATTTCAAAATCAGCATATACCAGAAGATTGAATAAGCTAAAAGAAAAACAATATTTTTCACAAGAAATGTTAATACATACAGATACTTACCTGGAGTATATAAAAGGCGAGTCACTAAAAACATCTTCAAAACCATTTATCGCTTTAGAACAAAAAGTAGATTTTAGCCAATATGTCCCAGAGGGCTTTGGAACAGCTGATTGCATAATGATAAGCGGAAATGATCTACATATAATAGACTTCAAATATGGAAAAGGTGTTAAGGTAGATGCTACCGAAAATCCTCAAATGAAATTATACGCATTAGGAGTGTTATCTCAATATGGAATGCTTTATGACATAAAGCAAATAAGGATGACTATTGTACAACCAAGGCTTGATAGTATTTCAGAATTTAGTATGCCCAAAGATGCTTTAATCGAATGGGGAGCAAATGTTGTAAAACCACAGGCAGAAAAAGCATTCATGGGAATAGGAGATTTTGTACAAGGAGATCATTGCAGATTTTGTAGAGCTAAAGGTGCTTGTGAATTTAGAGCGAAAGAAAACATGAAAATAGTTGAAGAAATCCAGGAAAAGTACAATGGAATTATATCAGATAAAGAAGTTGGAGAAATGCTTTCTAAGACAGATGGAATAGAACAATGGCTACAAGACTTAAAAGAATACGCATTACAACAAATATTAAAAGGAAAAGAAGTTCCTGGATGGAAAGCTGTAGAAGGCAAGAGTAATAAGAAACTTGTAGATATAGATAAGGCATTTGAAATATTGGAAGCAAATGGCTATAAAAGTGAAATTCTATATGAAAAGAAACCTTTAACTCTAACACAACTTGAAAAGACAATAGGAAAGGCAAATGTTGCAAAAGCAATAGGAGATTATATTGAAAAGCCAAAAGGTGCACCTACACTTGTCAAATCAACTGATAAAAGAGAAAGTTTCAAAATAAGTGCACAAGAAGAATTTAAGAATATATAAAAATGGAGGAAAAATAAAATGGATAATTTAGTAGTAATTAAAGTAAAAAATGAGGCAGAACCAAATAAAGTAGCTGGTTCAATAGCTTCAATGATAAAGGAAAATAAGAGTGTTGTTATACAAGCAGTAGGAGCGGGAGCAGTTAATCAAGCAGTAAAGGCAATTGCAATAACAAGAGGATTTATAGCACCTCTAGGAATTAACTTAAGTTGTATACCAGCATTCACAGATGTTGAAATTATGGATGAGATGAGAACAGGAATTAAATTTATTTTAAAGGAGGATAAATAATTATGAGTTTAGTAACAGGAAAAGTAAGATTTAGCTATGTAAATATATTTGAGCCAAGAGCTATAAATGGAGGAGAAGAAAAGTATTCAATTACAATATTAATACCAAAAACAGATGTTGACACATACCAAAGAATTATGGCAGAAATAAATAAGACATTACAAGAACATGTTTCAGATGTTTTTAAAGGAGTTATGCCAGCAAATCCAAGTTTGCCACTTTATGATGGAGATGGATTAAGACCTTCTGGAGAACCATTTGGTGTAGAATGCAAAGGTTGTTGGGTTATGTCTGCAAAATCAAATAATGCACCAGAAATTGTAGATGCAACATGCCAACCAATCATTAGTAAAAATGAATGTTATAGTGGGTGCTATGGAAGAGTAAGCTTAAGATTTTATGCTTACAATCAAAATGGAAACAAAGGAATAGGCTGTGGACTTGGAAATGTTCAAAAACTAGAAGATGGACAACCCCTTGATGGAAGAACAACAGCTAGTGAAGACTTTGGTAGTTTTACACCACAAAGCCAACCAGTATATCAAGCTCCAGTAGCTCAACCAGTTCAACAGGTGGCTTACCAGAATCCAATACCAGCCCAAAACAACGTTAATGTAATAACAGGACAACCTATGCAACAACAACCAATAAATGGTATATACGGGGTGAACTAAATGAAAATACTATCAATAGATATAGAAACTTTTTCTTCTGTTGATATTGGTAGCGCAGGACTCTACAAATATGTACAATCCGACGATTTTGAAATACTTTTATTTGGATATTCTTTTGATTATGGTCCTGTAAAAGTCATAGATTTAGCACAAGGAGAGCAGTTGCCACAAGAGTTGATAACTGCTCTTTCTGATAAAAATATTATAAAAACTGCATATAATGCTGCATTCGAGTGGTACGCACTAAATAAGTTTTGGAAATCGCCAATCGAGCAGTGGAGATGTACTATGGTCAAAGGTTTGTATTGCGGATATCCTGCAGGTCTAAAAGCTATTGGAGACGCAATAGGATTGGCAGAAGATAAGAAAAAATTATTAGTTGGTAAAGCCTTAATTAGATATTTTTGTATTCCCTGCAAGGCTACAAAAGCAAATAGTGGAAGATTAAGAAACTATCCTAAACATGATATTGAAAAATGGAATTTATTTAAAGAATACAACGCCCAGGATGTCGTTACAGAAATGGAAATAAAAAAGAAATTAGACGTAATAAATTTTCCTAGTGATGAACAAAAAATGTGGGAGATAGATATGCTTATGAATGCTTATGGTGTAAAAATTGATAGAAAATTAGTAGAAGGAGCTCTAAAAATAGCATCTATAAGAACAGAACAATTAATTCAAGAGGCTCAAGAGCTATCTGGACTAAATAATCCAAATTCAGTATCACAACTAAAAGAGTGGCTTGAAAATGAAACTGGATCAGAAATAACCAGTCTTAATAAAAAAGATGTTCCAGCACTAATTAAAAGTACAGATTCAGAGCATGTTAAGAGAATGTTAGAAATACGACAAGAATTATCCAAGACCAGCACAAAGAAATATGATGCAATGGAAATAGCTGCAGGAAAAGATGATCGTGTAAGAGGATTACTTCAATTTTATGGCGCAAATAGAACAGGAAGATGGGCTGGAAGATTAGTACAAGTACAAAATTTACCACAAAATCATTTACAGATGCTTGGATTTGCGCGAGAATGCGTTAAAAATCAAAATTTAAATGCAATAAGTGTAATTTATCGGGAATATCCCAAATACACTTTCTCAGCTAATTAGAACAGCATTTATAGCAGAAAATGGATATACTTTTGTGGTTGCAGATTTCTCGGCTATAGAAGCAAGAGTTATAAGTTGGTTAGCAGGAGAGCAATGGCGCTTAGATGTATTTAAGACACACGGAAAAATATATGAAGCTAGTGCAAGTCAGATGTTTGGAGTTCCAATTGAAAAAATAAAAAAGGGAAATCCAGAATATGAGCTAAGACAAAAAGGAAAAGTAGCAGAACTAGCACTAGGTTACCAGGGAGGACCAGGAGCTTTAATACAAATGGGAGCACTAGAAAAAGGATTAACAGAGGACGAATTACCAGAAATAGTTCAAAGATGGAGAAATTCGAATAAGAGAATAGTAGATTTGTGGCACACAATTCAAAATTGTGCAATAAAATGTTTAAAAACAGGTCAAACACAAGCGATGCAAAAGAATATTTACTTTAGCTTAGAACATGGAAATTTAGTTATTACTTTACCGAGTAAGAGACAATTATTTTATATAAAACCCGAAGTAATATTGAATAATTTCGGAAGTGAAGCGATGAGCTATATGGGGCAGAACCAGACAACAAAAAAGTGGGAAAGAATACCTACATATGGTGGAAAACTTACTGAGAATATTGTGCAAGCAATTGCTAGAGATTGTTTAGCAAATAGCATTAAAAATTTGGTTTCAAATGGATTTAGAGTACTTTTTCATATACACGATGAATGTATTTGTGAAGTACCAAAGAACGATGAGAGATTTAGTCTTGAAAATGCAATAAAAGTTATGTGTCAAAATCCTATTTGGGCTGACGGATTACCACTTAATGCTGATGGTTTTACAAATGATTATTATAAGAAGGAGTAAAAGCAATGTTTAAAATAGTATTAATAATTGCATTGTGTATTTGCGTATATCTGGCAGGTAAAATGCAAGGAGAAAAAGAAGCTTTGGAAAGAGTGAGGAAGTATATAAAGACCTCAAAAACATGGGATAAATTCATGGAAAAAATCTCCACTGAATTTAACCAATATAATTTTAAGGAGTAAATTATGAGTGAAGAAGAAAGAAAAATTGTTGAAAAATTTGAAAGATTATATTTAAGGGATTTTAATGGCGAAAAAATAACAAATGAAGATAAACTAAGTTATATAGAATGCGCTTTGATATCAAATTTAATAGAAAAGTTGCAAAAAGAGAATGGAGAGTTGAAAGAAAATAATAATAAATACACAATACATTTGGCAAACGAGCAATACAACACGATAATAGAAAATGCACAAAATGATATAAATCAAAAGTGGATTAGAAAAGTAAAAGACAAGATAGACAAACTAAAAGATGATTTAAAATATATCGCGTGTGAAAATAAGAATTGTAATAAATGTTTTTCAGAATACAGAGGAAGTAATTTTGTTTATTGTTACGCTTATCATCAAATAAAAGTTTTAAATGAATTATTAGAAAGTGAGGAAAAATAAAATGATACTGCAAGCAAGTCAAACAATAATAGAATTTAATGGTGGAGATATAGCTGTAGGAGTTAGAAGTGATGGAATGATTGGCTTTCAAAATATAGAACAACAAGAGATTGGAGTGAATTTAAAGAATGATGACAATATATTTCCAGTAATATTTGAATTTAAAAACCCAAAAAGTATAGATGTGGTAATAGAGCAATTACAAAAGGCAAAGAAGATAATTGAAAACAAAACAAAGGAGGAAAAGTAGATGGAAATAGCAGCAGCAATATTTGTTGGAGGAGTTGGCATAGGAATAGGAGCTGTCCTTATTGGAATAGGATATGCGATATATAAATTATCTAAAGATTAGCGAAAGACTCTGAAAGAGGTTTAAAGGAGGTACATCTGATGTGCAAAATGATAAAAGACTAAAAATCTCAGTAGCTCAAAACAGGAAATCAATGAATTGGATTTCAGAAGAAATAAAGTGGTCTGAATTTATAAATAGACTAAGCACACCTGTTAGAACTGCTGAGACCTATGAACAATTTATAAGAATGAATAAACAGCAACAAGATAACTTAAAGGATGTTGGAGGATTTGTTGCTGGAGAATTAAAAAATAACAGAAGAAAAGCTGAAAATGTAATGAGTAGGTACTTAATTACATTAGATGCCGATAATATCGAACCAGGTTCAACACAGAAGATTTTAAATCTAGTAGATGGACTTGGATGTGGGTATGTAATTTATTCGACCAGAAAACATTCTGAGGCAAAGCCAAGGTTAAGAATAGTTATACCTACAGATGAAGTAATGAAACCAGAAGAATATGAGCCAATAGCAAGAAAGACAGCAAGTTTTATAGGTATGGAGATAATGGATCCTAGTACTTTTGAGGCAAGTAGATTGATGTATTGGCCAAGCTGTAGTAAAGATAGCAACTATGTATTTATTTATGCAGATAGGCCATTTGCAAGTAAAAATGGATTATTAGCATTATATAAAAATTGGAAAGATATTAGCGAATGGCCTAAGATACAAAATGAGCCAGAAGTGATAAAAAGAGAAATAACAAAACAAAAGAATCCATTAGAGAAAGAGGGAATAGTAGGAGCTTTTTGCAAAACATATGACATTTATCGTTCAATTGCGACATTTTTGCCAGACGTATATGAAGCGGGAAATGGTCCGGATAAATATACCTACATAAATGGTTCTGTTGCCAATGGCGCAACAGTCTACGGTGATGGAAAATGGTTATATAGTTTTCACGCGACAGATCCTGCAAGTAGAACACTTTGTAATTCATTTGATTTAGTTAGAATACATAAATTCGGGTATTTAGATGACGAGGCTAAGGAAGGAACACCTACTAACAGAATGCCAAGTTATATTGCAATGTGTCAATTTGCATTGGAAGATGAGGAGGTTAGTAAACTTTTTAAAAAAGAAAAACTTATTAAAGCACAGGGAGAATTTTCATCAGTTACAACAGAAGATGATTCGAATTGGATAGATAAACTTACTATTTCTAAGACTACGGGGACTATAGACAAAACAATCAATAATGCACTTATTGTATTGCAAAATGACCCAGCCTTTAAAGATAAGTTGGTATTTGACAGATTTTCAAATAGATTTTTAATAATGGCTAAAATTCCATGGACTAGAGAAGAAGAAATATATCCAAGACTATGGAACGATAGTGATGATGCAGAACTTAGAGGATATTTCGAAAGTGCATATAGTGGTTTTAAAAGTGTGAGCGCAATAGATGACGCATTGGCCATTTTAAAGAATAGAGAATCAATAAATGTAGCAAGAAATTATTTCGAAAGTTTAAAATGGGATGGTCAACCAAGACTAGATACACTTTTTATCGACTACTTAGGAGCAGAAAACAATGAATACACAAAACAAGTAACAAGAAAAGCTTTAACTGCAGTAGTTGCAAGAGCTATAACTGAAAGACCTATAAAATTTGACAACATGATTATTTTAACTGGTAAGCAAGGAATTGGAAAAAGTACAATACTGAGTAAATTAGCAGGAGACTGGTTCACCGACAACATCGTAGACTTTAATAGTAAAGACACACTTTTATTATTACAGAATTGTATTATTGTTGAGGTGCCAGAATTACAAGGGTTTAATAAGGCCGATAGTAATAGATTAAAGCAGTTTTTAGGACAAAGAACAGACAAATATAGGGCACCATATGAACGAAGAGAAGAAGAACACCCAAGGCATTGTGTTTTCTTTGGTACAACCAATGACGACGAATTTTTGAGGGATAGTACAGGAAACAGGAGATATTGGCCAATTGCAGTTGGAAAGAATAAGGCCATAAAGAGTGTATTTGAAAATTTGGATTCTGAAAGAGATCAAATTTGGGCGGAAGCGGTAATAAGATTTAAAATAGGAGAACCACTCTTTATAGAAGGAGATGTTCTAAAAACAGCAGAAAAAGAACAAAGCGAAAGATTGATAATAGATCCTTGGGAATCAATAATAGCAGAATATTTGCAAAGACCAATTCCAAAAGATTGGTTTGATAGAAGTATTGAAAATCAAAGAAATTACTGGTTGTTTAATAGTGAAGAAGCTCAGGAGCTTGTAGAACGCGACAGAATTTGTGCAGGTGAAATACTTAGTATCTGTCTTAATATAGAGCCTAAAAGACAGACAAGTTCGGATAGAAAAAGGGTTATAGATGTTCTGAAAAAATGTAGGAGTTACTCCTACAAAAATAGTATTAGATTTGGGGCACCATACGGCGTAACCAGTGGATTTATAAGGGTTTGAGTCATGTAGGACAGAGCTTAAGAACGCATTCCTACAATTCCTACATTTGTAGGACTTGTAGGAGTGATTGTAGGAATTATTCCTACAATTGCAGTGCAGTTGTAGAGCCGATTTTGAAAAATGTAGGACTTGTAGGACAAAAATATATATACTTTATAAAAATTGAGAGATTAGGCAAATCGTATCGCCTAATGCGCCTATATTTATATATATATACGCGTGTGTATCCTACAACTCCTACAGATAAAAAATGGTTAGAATAAGGTTAGAAAACTTACTAAAAAACGTTCTAACTCTTCTAACCAAGTTAGAGAAGTTAGAAAGCTGGTTAGAACACGTCTAACCAGTAAAAGTGCTGATATAACTGGAATACAAAAGCGGTTAGAGAAGTTAGAAGAAAAAATATATAGATTATAAAAATTGAGAGATTAGGCAAATCATATCGCCTAATGCGCCTATATTTATATATATACGCGTATGTATCTAACCTTTCTAACCGAGTTAAAAATGGAGGAATTAAAAAATGTTAAGTTTAATATTAGGAATTATTTTTGGAGCAATTTTGATATACCAAATTGGAAAACTTGCGGGGCAAATAGAAATATTAGAATCAATTAATCAGGACCTAAGAGATTCAAAAAGTTGGGAAGAATTTGCAGAGAAAATATCAAAAAAATCATAAAAGTATACAGAGGAGGACAACAATGAGACAGCTGGAAAATGAAATTGAGAAAAAATTAGTAGATCAAGTAAAAAAAATTGGAGGACAAGCATTCAAGTTTATATCCCCAAATCATGCAGGAATACCTGATAGACTAGTAATACTTCCTGGTAATAAAATTGGATTTGCAGAAATAAAGAGACCAGGTGGGAAAACAAGAAGACTTCAAGACAAACAGATAGCATTTCTTAAAAGTCTGGGGTGCATGGTTTGGGTAATAGACAATGAGGAAAAAATAGATAAATTTATAAAAAAATTACAAGGAGGCACACAAACAATTGAAAGAGATATACAGACCATATGATTATCAAAAATACTGCATCAGTAGATGTATAACAGACGAAAAGCTTGGTTTGATTCTAGACATGCGGTTTACGGGAAAACATCAATAACACTAACGGCAATAAATGATTTAAAGTATAACAGATTTCAAATTTCTAAGGTTTTGGTAATAGCTCCAAAGAAAGTAGCAGAAGATACATGGACCAGGGAACAACAAAAATGGGAGCACCTAAAAATGCTAAGAGTAATACCAGTTTTAGGTTCATTAGCCAAAAGAATAAAAGCTTTAAATACTCCTGCAGATGTTTATGTTATAAATCGTGAAAATGTCGTGTGGTTAGTTGATTATTATAAAAATGATTGGCCATTCGATATGGTAGTAATAGACGAATTATCAAGTTTTAAGAATCAAAATTCAAAAAGATTTAAAGCTTTAAAGAATATAAGACCACTGATAAAAAGAATAATTGGACTAACAGGAACACCAGCATCAAATGGATATATAGATATTTGGGCGCAGATATATCTTCTTGATCAAGGAGAAAGACTTGGAAAATATATAACCCATTTTAGAGAAAATTATTTCTTACCAGATAAAAGAGATAGCCAAAGAGTGTTTTCATATAAACCAAGAGATGGAGCAGTTGAATTGATAAAAAATAAAATATCAGATATTTGTATAAGTTTATCAGCAAAAGATTATTTGAAGATGCCAGAAAAAGTAATAGACAATAGATTTATAAAACTGGATTCAAAAGCTCAAAATCAATATAAAGAATTTGAGAAAGAGATGTTTTTACAAATCAATGAAGAAGAAATTGACGTTACATCAGCAGTAGCATTATCCAATAAGCTACTACAATTTTGTAATGGAGCGGTTTACAAAGAAGACAGAAATCAGTATGTGGAAGTACATGATTGTAAAATTGAGGCACTATTAGAGTTAATTGAAGAAGCCCAGGGGCAATCTCTTTTGATATTTTACAATTTTAAACATGATCTTGAAAGAATAGAAAGAGAATTAAAAAAACTAAAAATGAGAATAGGAATTCTGAAAGATAGTAAAGACATAGAAAGATGGAATAAGGGAGAATTAGATGTACTTTTAGCACACCCAGCATCAGCTGCATATGGCTTGAATTTACAAGATGGTGGAAGTCATATAGTATGGTTTGGATTAAATTATAGCTTAGAACTATATCAACAAGCAAATGCCAGATTATACAGACAAGGCCAAAAGAATACAGTGTTTATACATAATCTGATTATTGATGGGTGCAGAGATATAGATGTTTTAAATGCCCTGGAAGATAAGAATAGTAACCAAGAAGCTTTACTTGAGAGCTTGAAAGCAAGAATAAAGAAAATCAAGGAGGAAAATTATAATTATGGAATTACAAAAAATGAAAAAGAGTGAACTCATAAAAAGATGCGAAGATTTACAGGCCGAACTAGAAGATGTCAAACAGCAATTAGATGATTTAGACGATTGTTATGGAGAATTAGAAAATGAGTTTAATCAAAAAGAAGATCTAAATCCAGACGAAATAAAATCTGAACAAGCAGCCAAGACAATAGAAAAACTATTACAAGAACTTAGATTTAACAATGAACTGCAAGATAATATATTTAAAACTATTATTAAATATCTTGATGAGTGGGGTTATAGATTTGAGGCACTTGATGAGCCACAAGATATAGAAACGATAAAACCTTCAAATGCAATAAGAGATAGACTTTATAAAGTACTTGAAACTTATTTGAAAAATTTTGAAGACTGGGATAGTCAATAAAAAAAGGAGGAACAGAAGAAATGGAAGAATGTACAGAACAGAAAGACGAACGCTTGAAATTAGCCAAGCAGGAATTAAGAGAATATAGAGATAATATAAAATACATAGACGAAAAACAAAACGATATTGAAGAACTAAGAACAAGAATAGAAAAAACCACAAAGAGAATAGATGGAATGCCAAAAGCCAAAGGAGACAATTTGGATAAAACACCATTCGAAGAAAGCTTAGACAGAATAAAAGTTCTAGAAAATGAGTGTAGTAAAAAGTTACAAGAGCTTCTATTAAAAAAATATTTGATTGAAGATAAAATTGAAAAACTTGATCAACCTTACAAATCAATCTTGTATTTGAAATATATAAGGGGCATAAATCTATTTGAGATATCAAAAGAGCTGAATTATAGTTATGCCCATATAAGAAGAGCAAACGCAGAGGCATTAAAAAAATATGCAGATTTATAAAGATGCTACAAAAAAGCATTGAATGCTACATTGTAATGTGATAATATATATAATGACGATAGTATATAAGATAAGCGCTAAGCCCTTATCTCTGTCGTTTTGCTGAATTGGAGTTCTCCGCACGAACTCCAATCTTTTTATTAAAAATAGAACAAATCTTCACAAAATATTCTGAATGAGTTTATCAATGAGATAGGCTCTTTTTTTATTGCGAGTGGTAGGTAAGGAATCTTAGTAGTCTCATAAGCTACAATAAAGTCAGTTCGATTCTGACACTGCGCATCCAAAAAATTTTATGAAATGAGGAAAGATATATGAGAATTAAAATAAAAAATATAAAAAGTTTAAGAGAATTGGACCGAAGAAGAACAGAAAAAATAAACAACGAAGTAATAAATTTTTTAGATTCTCAAGGATATAAAATAAACAAATTGTCAAAAGATCCACTTGGTGAATTAATTCAAGAAATTCACAAAGATGGTAAGAAAGTAATGGTTGATACCAGAAACGAAAAATTAGATAAAAGCCGTGTTAATGGACTACTTATCTTATCGTTTGATTTGATAATATATTTTAAAGACAGATAAAAAAGAAAGTTGGTGATACAAATGGCAAAGTTGACTAATAAGCAAAAAAGATTTGTTGAAGAATACCTAGTTGATTTAAACGCAACACAGGCAGCAATAAGAGCAGGATATAGCACAGAAACAGCAAAAGATATTGGTTGTGAGAACTTAGCAAAACCCAACGTTAGAAGTGAAATAGACAAAGCAATGGCAGAGCGTTCTAAGAGAACAGGAGTAAATGCTGATAGGGTTGTAAGAGAGTTAGCCAAAATTGCTTTTTGCAATCCAGCAAATGTAATTGATTTTGATACGGCAACAGTAAGAGGCGATGCTGCAGATGATGACCTGGCAGTAATACAATCTGTAAAAATAAAAGAAATACCAACGCAAAATGGTGATGGGATAGAAAGAGAAGTAAAACTAGCAGATAAAACAAGAGCACTTGAAATGCTTGGAAAACACTTAGGAATATTTATTGATAAGTCAAAAATCGAAATAGAGCCATCTAAAAAGTTTGCAGATATATGTAGCCAGCTTGGTGGTGAGGGATTGCGTGAATGACGAAATAGAGTTTATATTATCACCAAAGTATATTGATTTTTGTAACTCAACAGAAGATGTTGATGTTGATGTTTTAGAAGGAACGACAGCCTCCGGAAAAACAACAATTGCTGCAGGAATTAAATTTATGCGAATGGTTTCAGCATCCAGTAAAAAGCAACACATAATAGCAAGTAGAACCACAGGAACAGCAGAGAAAAATATTATAAACTCAGAAAATGGAGTATTAGCTTTACAACCCGGTGCTAAATATAACGGAAATGGTGATAAAGAAAATAAATTTCCGCACCTTAAGTTTGAAGGTAAAATAATATATGTTCTAGGATATGATACCAAGGATAAATGGGAAAATGCGTTAGGTGGCCAATATGGGTGTGTATATATAGATGAGATTAATACAGCTGATATAGAGTTTGTAAGAGAGATTCTTACAAGAAATGATTATTTATGTGCTACTCTTAATCCCGATGATCCAAAACTACCGATTTATAGTGAACTGATTAATAGAGCTAGGCCATATAAGAAATATGCTAAAGATGTACCAAATGAGATAATGCAAGAGTTATTAAAAGCAGTACCGCTAAAAAATGCGAGGTACTGGTTTTTTACTTTCTATGATAACGCAGGATTGACACCAGAAGACATTGAAAAGAAAAAGAGTATAGCACCACCAGGAACGAAATTATATAAAAACAAGATTCAGGGACTAAGAGGAAAAGCAACTGGTTTGGTATTCGATATTAAACCTAAGGACATTATAAATGAAGTTGAGGCAAAACAATATGATTTTATAGCATACTCCATAGGTGTTGATACATCGTATTCAAGAAAAACACATGATAAGTTAACGCTGGAATTCGTAGGAATAACAGCAGATAGAAAATGTATTTTGCTTGAAGAAGAAACTTACAACAATAAGGATGCCACTATAACATTTGCACCATCTGATGTAATTCCCAAAATTATTGCTTTTGCAGAAAAATGCAAGATAAAATGGGGATTTGCATTAAATATCTATATAGATTCAGCAGACAGCGGAACTATTGAAGAAGCTAGAAAGTATAAAAGAGAAATTGGTTGTATATATAATTTTATACCTGCTTGGAAGAAAACTAAAAATGTTACAAGAGTTCAATTAAAGCAAAGTTGGCTAAAAACTGGCGACTTTTTAATTGTTGATACATGCGTAGATTATTTGGAAGAATGCGATATGTATAGTTATACAGAAGATGGAGATCTAGAAGATGGAAACGATCATAGCATACAAGGTTGTCAATACGCATGGATTCCATACAAGAAACGCATAGGGAATTGGGATATTATAAAGGACCTAATAAAAGATGCAGAAGACTAAAGGAGGCAAACATGAAACTGATAGATAACATAAGGGAGGGCATAAGAAACAAAATGAAAAGCTTTTTACAATTGGATAGATCACAAGCACTACAAATACATATTTCAGAAGGACTTGATGCAGAATCAAGAGTTATAAAGAACATTATTTGGTATAGAGGAGATCCGCACGAACTTGGAGAGCTATATGCACAATTGCCTTATAGTTCTGATACATTTTGGGGTTCTGTACAATCTGCAGAATTGAAACTAAGAAAAATCCACACAGGTCTACCATCATTGATAGTAGATGTTTTAACAGATATTGTAATTGATGACTATAACGGCATAGATTTTACAAAATCTACAAAAGAAATTGAAGCGGAATGGGAAGAAATAGCAAACGATAATGACTTTTGCGAGTTATTGAAAGATGCAATAAAGCAAGGTTTGTATAAGGGAAAAGGTGCATTTAAAGTTTCATTTGATCCTGCTATAAGCCGATATCCAATAATAGAATATTTCCCAAAAGATAGAGTTGAATTTGTAGAAAAAAGAGGCCGAATACGCGAAATTATATTCAAAACAGATATTAAAGAAAATGGAAAAAACTATACTCTTAGAGAGACTTATGGATATGGTTATGTAATATATAAATTGATAGATTCTAACAACAAAGAAGTTCCATTAAACTCGATAAAAGAAACCACAGGTCTTGAAAATCTCAAATTTGCAGGAGCCGAGGTAGATGATGATGGAAATATAATAAAGAATGGAAGTTTTATGATTGCTTGTCCATTTAAGATAGAAGAAGACGCAATCTATGATAAAAAAACAGGAGCATTAGATGCTTTTGATGAGGCCTGGTCTCAATGGATGGAAGCTGTAAGAGCAGGAAGACCAAAAACATATATCCCACAATCTTTAATTCCTAGAAACAAAAAGACAGGGGCTCTTATGAAGGGCATAAATGTTTTCGATAATAAGTTTATAGAAATAAATGATGAAGCAGAAGAAGATGGCAAGAATAGAATACATGTTGAACAACCAGCAATTCCAACTGATTCATATATGAATACATATATAACCGCACTAGACCAGGTATTACAAGGAATTATAAGTCCATCAACACTTGGAATAGATACAAAGAAAATAACAGATCCTAATTCAGCAGCACAAAGAGAGAAAGAAAAAACAACACTATATACAAGAGGAAAAATAGTAAAGGCGATTCAAAAAACTTTACCAAAGTTGGTAAATATTACATTTAAAGCTATAGATACACAAAAGAAAGAAAAACAATTAAGAGATGTATTAGTAACAATTAAATTTGGAGAATATGCGAACCCAAGTTTTGAGGCACAAGTAGAGACTGTTGCGAAAGGTAAAACAGGACGGAATAATGTCAATAGAGGCGAGTGTAGAAGAACTATACGGAGATAGTCAAAGTAATGAATGGAAAATGCAAGAAGTAGCGAGACTTAAAGCAGAACAAGGGATTGTCGAATTAGTAGAAGCGTCTGTTGGAGGTAATGAGTTAAAAGATGTAGATGTTGAAAATAATCTAGTTGATAACATAGTACCATCTGAGGAGGATTAGTATGGCCACTGAATACGATATAGTAAATGCGTTTCAGAAAATAGAAGAAGAGCTAATATTATCTATGAAAAGAAATTTGTCAAGACACATAAAAGAAGAAAAAGAAGAAGGTTTTAACTGGACGATGTGGCAAGCTGAAAAATTGAAATCACTTAAAGCATTCAGACAACAAAATCCAGAACTTTTTAAGAAATATTTTTCTACAACAAATAAAGACATTAAGGAAGTAATACAAAAAGCTTTTGAGAATGGTCAAACAACACAAGAAGCAACAATACTCGAAAGTATTAGAAATAGCAATTATACTGGAAAGAATAAAAATATCAATAAATTAATTCATATCTATAAGACATCTAAAAGTAAAAGAATTAGAAAAAAGGCCCAGAAAAGGATTGATGGTATAGTTAATAAAAATAATTCTAATTTCTTCGGAATAAATCAACAGAAACTGAAATCACTTATAGAGGAAGCACAAAATGGAACGAAAAAAGCAAGCTCATCAATACTAAGATATACAGATGATCAGTATAGAAAAATTATATTTAATGCGCAGGTGTATGCAAATACAGGAGCGGGAACACCAGAAAAAGCAATTGACATGGCGACAAAAGACTTTTTAGCAGCTGGTATAAATTCAATACAATATTCAAATGGAGCTAGGGTCAACATAGCAAGTTATGCGGCAATGGCTATAAAGACGGCTACTAGAAGAGCATATATACAAGGAGAAGGAAGTAAAAGAGACGAATGGGGCATTCACACAGTTTTAGTTCCTAATCGTGGTGGAGGATGTCCATTTTGTTGTAAATATCAAGGAAAAGTTTTTATAGATGATGTTTATAGTAGCGGTTCAGAAAAAGAAAGTAATGAGTCTGATTATCCTCTATTAAGTACAGCGATTTCAGGAGGTTTATTACATCCTAATTGCAAAGATACAGTTGTTACATATTTTCCAGGTGTTAATTCTGAGTCAGATGTACCTAGTAAAAGTGAAATTGCAGAAAAAGTACAAAATTACAATAGGGAACAAAAAATTAATTATATAGATAGAAATATAGAAAAATATAAAAGGCTTGAGCTAGGAAGCATTGACGACGAAAATGTTGAAAAATATCATAATAAAAGAGTTGCTTGGCAGGAGTATAAAAAGAGGTTTAAGCAGGATAATGAAACATCATATAAAGAAATAGAGGAATATAGACAATTAAAAGAAATCGTGGGCTCAAAAAATATTGAGACATTTGATAAATTCCGTAAAATGGTGTATAATAATTCAGAAGAATATATGCAAATAAAAGAATATACAAATTTGTACCGCAAGAAAGAGATTCCTAATGATTTTAAATTTGATATTTATAGAAGCAATTTAGCAAACATAGATTGGACTGCTGTTGGATTTAATCCTAAGAGATTAAATGACCACTTTGAAAAGCATGCCAGTGAATTAGGAATAAAAACAGAAAAAGAGTATGAGAAATTTGCAAAAGATATTATTAACAAAAAAGAAAATAAGAATGTTGTAGGTTTTAGAAGTAAAGATGGACATGTTTTCAAATATAATACAAAGGAAAATATATTTGCAGTTGCTAAGCCTAATGGTATAATAGAAACTTGTTTTAAACCAAGCAGAGGAATAAATTATTGGAAGGACCAGGTGAAAAAATATGGGGATTAAAAAAGAATGTAAATGCTGTGGAAACTTAACTATTGATAGTGATGAACTATTTGGTATTTGTGAAATTTGTGGCTGGCAGAGTGATGCTGTACAAGAAGAAAATCCAGACTACAAAGGCGGGGCTAACGAAATGAGCCTAAATGAAGCTAAAGAAGCTTATAAGAATAAAATTAAATAATACATGGAGTCATAGAAATATGGCTCTTTTATTTTATCGAAAATTAGGTGGTGAAGAAACTTGGAAGATAAAAAAGAAGAAAAGCAATATGAAATAAGAATAATAGATACATACATTGATAAAAAAAAGGGACGCATCGCAACAAATTTTGGAGTTACATACAAAGTACCACAGGAAATAAGTGATACCAGGGCTAAAGAGTTAATAAATGCAAAAGTTGCAAAGATAATAAAAGGATAATAAACAACGTTAATGTCCAATCACTGAAGACTTGAAAAGCTTGTGCATAGTCAATTCAAGACTATAAAAAGTAATTTTTTTTATTGGAGGTAGCGAAGTTATGGAAGGAAACGAAAATAACAATGCCCAAAACGCTGCTGGGCAAAACAATGCAAATCAAATAGCAAACAATAATGCTATTGATTATGAAAAAATACAAGCAATTGTAGAGGGCAGAAATGCCAAAACAGAAGATAGCATATTAAAGAGCTATTTTCAACAACAAGGTTTAAGTGCAGATGAGATGAAAACAGCAATAGAAGATTTTAAAACAACAAAAGCTCAAAAAGCACAACAAGCTAGTTTGAATGAACAAAAAATACAAAATGAAAATGCGACACTAAGAGCACAAATACAACAAATGAAAGTAAATGAAGTTGCTAATAAGTGTGCTCTTGAGATTGGGGTTGACCCCAAAACAATACCATACCTAATAAGAATGGCAGATTTAACAGGTGCTGTCGGTCAGGATGGGAAAATATCAGAAGAAGCTGTAAAAACAGCATTTAATTCTGTGCTGGAGGCATTACCACAATTAAAAGGAAGTTCTCAACAAGACAATACAGGATTTCAAAAGATTGGTGGAGAAAACAATAACAAAACTCCAGACATACAGGATAGATTAAAAGAAATATTTAGTTAATAGGAGGATTTTTTTATGAGTTTAAAATACGTAGATATATTTTGGCCTAGAATATTAGAATTATATGGTCATGAATTAAAATCAGTGGATTTATTCGATTCACAAAAAGAAATTAATATTATAAATGGTAAAACTTTAAGAATACCAAAGCTTTCTGTAGGAGGATACAAGGATCATAATAGACAATCAATGACATTTAATACGGGAGCATATTCAAATGATTATGAGGATAAAACTCTAGATCACGATAGAGATATCGAATTTGGAATAGATCCAATGGATGTTGATGAAACAAATCGTGTTGTTTCAATTGCAAATGTTCAAGCAAGATTTGAAAAAACACAAGCAATTCCAGAATTAGATTGTTATACATTTTCAAAACTATACACAGAAGCAAAAAGAATAAATGCAAAAATAAAAACAACACCACTAACACCAGCAAATGTTTTAGCTGATTTTGACGAAAACTTAGCTGAGATGGAAGATTCAGGTGTACCGTTATCAAGATGTATATTGTATTGTACAACAGATTACAAGAAATTGTTGAAAAATGCAGAGGGTGTACAAAGGTATTTAGACGCTTCAAAAGGACTTGGAATTGATAGAAGAGTACATTCAATAGATGACGTAGGAAAAATAATTGTAGTGCCAAAAGAAAGATTCCACACATTATATAACTTTACGGATGGATATGCTCAAGACGTATCTGGAAAATTAATGGATTACATACTAATAGACCCAGAGTCTCAAGTTTCAAGAGTTAAATATTCATACATAAATGTATACGAACCTGGCAGTGATAGTAGAACAGCAGATAAATACTTATACCAAAACAGAAGATTCAATGGAACTTTTGCAATAGATGATTTATTATCAAAGGGCTGTATAATACATGCAGCAGAATAGGAGGAAAACTATGAAAGCCAAAAAAGAAAATAAAGTTTATACAATCGACGAAACAAGAAAAAAAGCATACTTAAGTGAGGGATATGATATTTATGATGAAAATGATAAATTGATAGAGTATTCTCCCAAAAAGTTAATAGCATATGCAGAATATATGAAAAAAGTAAATGAAAATGAAAAATTAACAGATCAAGTGCAAGAATTAAGTAAAGAAAAAGAAGAATTAACAAATCAAGTGCAAGAATTAAGTAAAGAAAAAGAAGAATTAACAAAAAAACTAAAAGAATTAGAAAAAATAATGGAAGCTAACAAAAAGAATGAAAAAACAGAAAATAAATAGAAATGAGGTGTTCATAATGCCTTATGCAAATAAAGAATATTATAGAAATCAATACTATGGAACCGAGCTAGATGATGGTATTGTTGAAAAGTATTTAAAGCTAGCAAGCAATGATATAGATGCACTGACATTTAATCGAATAAGAGATGTAGAGTTTGATAATCTTACTGATTTTCAACAAAATACAATAAAAGATGTTATTTGTAGATTGGCTGAATTTAAGTTTTTAAATAAAGAACTATTGGATAATTTTTTAAGCTCCTATTCCATAAATGGTGTCACTATGAATTTTGAAAAAAGTTGGAATGTTAAGATTATTGGAGAGGTTGTAATACCTAAAAATTTGTATAGTTTATTAGAACAGACTGGATTAACTTGTAGAAATTTTCGCTGGTGAAATATCCTAGTTTAGTGCCTGAGTCAAAGTGTAAAACTGATATAAGAGTTGTCGTATATAGCGAAGATATAAACGAGGATGGCGAGCAAGTAGTTGTATTAGATCTGAATACTAAGTGCAATTATCAAGATAAAGCCAGACAAGTATTAACAGCTCAAAAACAACTTATTCAGTTGGCTGGACAAGTTCTATTTAATGGAGACATAGCACCAGAATTAGCAACAATATCTGGTGGCTATGTTGAAGTTTTTGGAGAAAAAAGAAATATATATCAAGGAGAAAAGGCAAGAAATCCAGATGGAACAGTAAACTATACTAGAATTGATTTGCAATGAGCAAATTTGTAAATTCAAAAATAAAACTTAATATTCCAAAAATTAATCAATTATCAAAAGCAGCAACAATAGCTTTAGAACAAACTACAACAGCACTTAATACAGAAGTGAATATTGATCAAGTGGTGCCATACAAAAGTGGCAATTTAAGTAGTAATATTTATCCGGAGCACACAGAAGCACAGAAAGGAAAGGACAAATTGATATCACCAGAAGTATATTCTAGAAGATTATATTTTCATCCGGAATATAATTTTAATAGAAACGAGCATAAGAATGCCAAAGGAAAATGGTGGGAAGATTATATATCTGGTTACAAAAAAGATTTCTGTAGTAAAACATTCACAAAATTATATAAAAAGGGGGCAGGACTATAATGCTTACTTTAGCAGAGATAAGAGACTGGTTGATAAAACTAGATGTGATAACAGTTGCAGAGCTTAATAATATGCCTGTAAATGAGGTAAATACTTTACCAGTCAAGAGGTTGTTTAAAGATGGTTATATAGTTGCCGACCATTTTTATATAGGAAAATTAGATAGTAAAAAGGAAAAGTCAATAGGTTTATATCAATTAAAAAAAGATTCATTGCCAAAAATCGCACTAGGTGGGTTAGAATGTACAAAAACAATGGAAACTTCGTTAAGTATTTTAGTGCATTGGAACAGAAATGCAAGAGAAACAGAAAGTAAATCTATTGAACTATATAATAGACTATTTAATATGAGAAATTTTTACATAAATAAAACAAAAGTTAATTATATAAAGTTGCTTACTCCCGAACCAGTTGATGTTGGAACTGATGATTCTAATATTTATGAGAGGGTAATCGAAGCAACTTTTTATTATGAAAGAAAGGAAGAAAAGTAGATATGGCAAGTAAAAAACAAGGTGTATTTCCATGCTATGAAAATCAATTTCAGGTAGGAAAAAGTAAAGAAGATTTACACAATATAGCTGATATGGAAAATTTCAGTATATCTATTGATAATGAAATTCAAGAATGGAAACCATACGATGCAGAAGGGTGGACAAAAAGATTATTAACTGGAAAATCAGTCACAATAACAGTGTCTGGAAAAAGAAATGTCGGAGATGCTGGAAATGATTATATAGCAGGATTGGCATTTGTAAATGGCACAGATGCAAATGGAATTCTACAATGGACATTTCCAGACGGAACTAAATACATACAACCATCAGTTTTTAGTGTGTCAAATATTGGAGCGGGTGAAACAGTTAATGTTGGACCACTTGAATTTGAAGCGCTATCAAATGGAAAACCAGAAATTACACAAGCAACTGGAGTTTAAATGAGGGCTATATAGTAGTCCTCTAATTTTTTTTAGAAAGAGGTAAATAAGTATGTCATTAATAGATATTAGTCAAAAATTAAATACTGACGAGGAATCAAAAATAAAAATAGATGCAGAACATGAATTTAATGTTGATTGCGGTGCTGAAACAATGCTTGTAGCAGAACAAAAGTTTAGAGGAGCAAAAAGTCTAAATGATTATTTTGAAATTATAAAGTTATTTTTGGGAGAAGAAGCAACCAAAATAATAAAAGAAAAGAATTTAACCATAAAGAAACTTAATATAATCGTTATAGCAATAATGGCACAGGCAAATGAATTAAGCTACGAGGAAATGGAAGAACGATTTCGAAACATCTCAAAATAATGATTCATATTATGACTTATTAAATGACTGGGGGCTAATTGAGAGCTCACTCGCAAAACAATATCAGATACGAATTAGAAAAGAAATAAAGGATATGAAATGGGGAGAGCTTAGTTCTTATATATCAGGAATAATGCAAGATACTCCGCTTGGAAATATTGTAGGGATTAGATCTGAAACGGACAAAGAAGTTATAAAGCAAATGACTCCAGCTCAAAAAGAAATTAGAAGACAGTGGAGAAATGAACAAGCTGGAAAGATTAGTGAAGACGAAATGAAACAAATATTAGAGGGCATGAAAAAGTCATTAATAAGTATAGCAGGAGGTAAAGATGAAAGACATTAGATGCGATGCTTGTAATCAGCTTTTACTAAGGGCTAGTTTTTGTATAGGAGAAATAAAATGTCCTAGATGTAAGAAGATAGTAAAAATAGATGAGCGAAAAGACAGAGCAAGTGTAGCACACACCAAGGGTGAGTAGTTAGCCAAATAGCCTGCTTTTTTTTATAAAAAAGTAGGTGATATATTGTCAACAAATGTAGGAAGTATTGATTTAGAGCTATTATTGAATAGCAATAAATATAATAAACAATTAAAAAATATAACAAACATATCAAAATCAACAAGTGACTTAGTATCAAATTCGCTTTCGAAAATTGGAAAAGTAGCTGTGGCAGCTTTTTCAGCCAAAAAAATATTTGATTTTGGAAAAGAGTGTATTAATTTAGGGTCTGACTTAGCAGAAGTACAAAATGTTGTAGATGTATCATTTGCAACAATGAGTGATAGTGTTAATAAATTTGCTGAGAATGCTATTGAACAATTTGGACTTGGACAAACAGTAACAAAAAAATATATGGGAACGTTTGGAGCTATGTCAAAGTCGTTTGGATTTGCAGAAAATGAAGCATTTGAAATGAGTAAAACCTTAACTGGTCTTGCTGGAGATGTAGCATCATTTTATAATTTATCAAGTGATGAGGCATATACAAAAATAAAGTCAGTATTTACGGGTGAAACAGAAACATTAAAAGATTTAGGTGTTGTAATGACACAGACTGCGCTAGATCAATACGCTCTTGCCAATGGTTTTGGAAAAACAACATCAAAAATGTCTGAACAGGAAAAAGTTGCATTACGATACAAATTTGTTACAGAACAACTTAATGTTGCTAGCGGAGATTTTGTTAGAACACAAGATAGTTGGGCCAATCAAACTAGAGTTTTAACTTTAAGATTTAACGAATTTAAGGCCACAATTGGACAAGGATTAATTAATATATTCACTCCTGTAATAAAGGTTATAAATGGCCTTTTAGCAAAATTACAGGTACTAGCAGATGCTTTTAAAGCATTTACAGAGATGATCTTTGGGAATGCTGGTGGAGACAATAATTCTAGCTCAGTACAAGATTTAACAACTGATGCACAAAAAGCTAGCGACGCAGTAAGTGGGATAGGAGCTAGTGCTAAAAAGTCTGCGAAAGACTTAAAAAGCTTAGCATCTTTTGATACTGCTCAGGTGTTATCAAATAATTCAGATAATAATTCATCAGGTACGGGCTCGGTAAGTAGCGGACTTAGCAATGCTACTTTAGTGGATAATTCAATTTTGAATCAAGCGAATTCGCAAATGGATAGTCTCTTAGATAAGTCTAGTAAATTAATAGATATATTTAAAGAAGGTTTTAATACTGGAAATATAAATTTTGATGGAATATTAGATCATTTATTAAATATAAAAAATGCCATAATTGATATATGGACCGATAAAGATGTAATATATTCAGCACAACAATGGGTTGATACTTGTTTGTATTCGCTAGGTCAAATGACAGGTGCAGTTGCACGAGTGGGAACTAACATTGCAGAATTTTTTGTAGGAAGCATAGACATATATCTAGAGCAATATGCAGATAGAGTAAAGGCATATATATGTAATATGTTTGATATTTCCAGTGAAGATATGTCTTTAATAGGAAAGTTGGGACAAGTACTAGGAGCAGTATCAGATATATTTAAAGGAGACCAAGCAAAACAGGTAGGTGCAAATATTGTTGCAATGTTTGCAAATCCATTTATGAGTATTACTGAAATATGCTTTAAATTTGCGAAAGATATAAAAGCAATATTGTTTCAGCCAATTGTAGATAATGCCAATAAATTAAAAGAAACATTTAGTAATTTGCTAACCCCAATTCAAACTATAACTGGAACTTTGGCAGAAGCTTTTACTTATGTCGGAGATAAGTGGAATGAAGTTTATGATCAGCACATATCTCCATTAATGGAAAGCATTAAAGTGGGATTAAGTGATACTTTTGGAAAATTTTTAGACGTATATAATACTTATGTAGTGCCTTTTTTACAAAATATTGCAAATAATTTTAATAATTTGTGGAATTCTCACTTAAAACCATTTATGGATAATGTAACAGGTCTAATAGGAAGTATTATTGATGCAATAAAGACATTATGGGAAAAATGGCTTAAACCTTTTGTAGATTGGATTGTTCAAAATATAATTCCTGTTCTAGTTCCTATTTTTGAAAGTATATGGAACACGATTTCAAATATATTTGGTGCTATTGTTGATACAATAGGTGGAATAATACAAACACTTAAGGGACTCATAGATTTTATAGTTGGAATTTTTACAGGAGATTGGAATAAGGCTTGGAATGGAATAAAATCTATATTTACTGGAATATGGGAAGCTGTAACAGGTTTCTTTGAAATAACCTGGAGTACAATAAAGGGAATCGTAGAAACTTATATAAACATAGTAAAAGCACAAATTTCAGCAGTGTTAAGTGCAATAAAGCTTTGCTGGGAGAACACATGGGACGATATTAGCAGATTTTTAATATCAAGTTGGAATGCAATTAAGACAACTATAAGTAATATGAAAATGTGGATCGTAAATGCTTTTCAAGTTGTATACAATCAAATAACAAGTATGTTTGCTAATATAGGAACTTTCTTTTCTAATGTTTGGGACAATATAAAAAATACATTTAGTAGATTAGGAACAAGTATAGGTGATGCGATTTCAAATGCCGTAAAATCAGGAATAAACGGGGTTATATCACTGATAGAAAGAACTATAAACAAGGCTATTAATCTGATAAATAATGCAATTGGTGTAATAAACTTAATACCGGGCGTAAATGTTGGAAAAATAAGAAAACTTAATTTACCAAGATTAGCGGAAGGCGGGTATTTTAAAGCAAACCAACCAACTCTTGCAATTGTTGGTGACAATAAAACTCAATCTGAAATAGTGTCACCGGTCGGAAAAATCGAGGATGCCGTGGAAAACGTTCTTAATAAAAGAGGCCTTGGAGATAATGCAGAACTGGTAAAATTGTTAAAAATAATAATTTCAATACTACAATCTTTAGATTTGGATCCTAAAATATACTTGGACGGCTATGAAGTGAACAAAAGGTTAGAAAAAATAAGAAAAAAGAAAGAATTTGCAACAAATGGAGGCTAGAATATGTATGAACCAAAAGTAATTGTAAATAATACTCGAGTACCAGGAATAGTAGAACTAACTCCTGGTCCAGAACCATTATTCGGAGAAGGTACAGGGAGAGAGGCTTTAGATGGACATTTTAGTGGTACATTCACAGGATATTTTACAACATTAGAAATAAAATTTGGAATAGTGTCAGACGAAGAATTTAATTTGATAAAAAAATTGCTAGAGCATCCATTTTTGGAAGATGTTCAATTTTCTTTGGAGAAAGATATGGGGAGTCTTAAGCAAGGCGATTTGTATGCTGAAAACTTTTATAATGGACAAGCAATAAAATCCATACCCGACGGCCATGGACACTGGGGAGAGTTTTCAGTTGTTTTAACTGCTATAGATAGGAGGCCACAATTGGTATGATAGATGTATCAACAGAATTTAAAACACAAACAAAGAAAGTAAAAAATCAGGATATAAAGCTTGAAATATGTGATGGTGAATTAACAGTTAAAGAAATACATATGATGCCAGTACATATTTTTAATGCTTTACCAGTTTGGAAACTAAGAGCAAGAAGACAAATAATAGCAAAAGAATTGAGATATAGTTTTGATGGACAACTATTTAAAACAATAATGAAACAAATAGAAATCAACATAAAAAATGCTGGTGATATTAAAGAAAAAGATGTTAATTTTAAGTATGGTTTATTTATTAAAAATAAGTATGAATACGTAAATCTAGGAAATTATTTTATAAAAGATATAGAAGATAGTAAAAAGAAAAATGAAATGCTAGTAACAGGGTACGACAGAATGATAAGATTTATGAAGATATTTAAGCAATCGGAAATAGGCTTGTCTTACCCCTGCAGACTTGGAAAGCTAACGCAAAGAATTGGAGAAATCTGTGATGTAGAATTGTACAACACAGATTTTTTTAATTCAGATTTAGAGGTTTCAGAAGATTTTTTTTCAAAACAAGATTTAACATATAGAGATATATTAGATAAAATTGCTCAAGTAACGCTTTCAACTATTTTTATAAAAGAAAATAAATTATATATAAAATCAGTAACAAATGAAGTTCTAGAAAGACTTGATAAGTCATATGTAACCGATTTAGTAATAAAAGAAAAGTTTGGTCCGCTGAATGCCCTTGTACTCGGACGTGGTGACATAGAAGACAATATTGAGGAAACAGACCAAAAGAGTATAGAACAAAATGGCAGATGTGAAATTAGGTTTGATGAAAATGAATTTATTGAATTTCAGCGTGAAAAAGTAATAAAAGAAATGTTTAATCAAATAAAAGGATTAGAATATTATGCTTTTGAAGCATCAGATTTGGGTGTTTTGTGGCTAGAACCTGGTGATTGTATAGAACTTGGAGACAGAGAAGATAATTTTTATAAATCTTATTACTTAAAGGCTAATATTACGATCAATACTGGAATTGTAAGTGATTCGGAAGCGGAAATGCCTGAAGAATCTAACACAGAATATAAGGTAATAACTAAAGAAGAAAAAAGAACTTTAAAGGTAGAAAGACTCGCAAAAAAAAATGAAGGATTGATACAAGATTTAACTCAAGAAACAACAGAAAACACAGAAAAGCTTACAAAACATGAACAAACAATAGATAGTATAAGTGATAAAGTATCGCACATAGAAGAAACAACAAATACAATTGAAGGAAATAAAACAATACAATTAGGAAATGCGGTTGCAGGAGAACTAATTGAATTACATATTTATGGAAATAATGATGTATTTAGTAGTTTGAAAATTAGTGATGATGTAGTTTTAAGTGATGATTTGTATTTACTTGGAGATAGTCTAATTGTAATAACAGATTCAAAAGGAAATTCAAAGGAATATGAATTAGGAATTAAAGATGTATTAAGACAAAAAGACGACGTTTATGATGAGTATGTTTTTAAAGACGGAAAAGCTCAAATAATTCGTCGAATTAATTCGGATGGAACAATTAAGACAAAAGAGACAATAGAGGATTTAGGGGCATTCTCAATTGAATTATTTGATGGTACAAACACATTATCAATAAAAAATTACATAGCAAGTTTAAAAGCTAAATTTGCAATTCAAAATGACATGACTAATATATATGCTTCAAAGGTTGAAATGAATAGTGCAATAAATCAAACTGCAGAACAAGTTGATATTAATGTAAATAAAAAGCTTAAAAGTTACTCAAAAACAACTGAAATGAATGCTGCAATTAATGTAAAAGCAGATGCGATAAATCAAGTAGTAAAAAAGAAGGTTGGAGAAGATGAAATTGTTTCAAAAATTAATCAAAGTGCTGAAGAAGTGCTTATTCATGCGGACAAGTTAGACATAAACGGAAAGGCCGCAAAATTTAAAACAGAAATAAATGCAGAGTTTGGACCTTTTACAAAAGATGATATTAATAGGGTGCAAAAAATTATACTTGGGGAAATAGAGGCAACATCTGATGACTATGAAAAATACGATATAAATAAAGAAGGGGCAATAAATTCGTTTGACTTACTTATAGTTTCAAGAGCAGTATATGCTGGGGGATATTATAAAATAAAAGGAACGTTTGAAATAGATCCATATTCAGCTTCTAGAAGCTTAACAATTCATAGAAATGGTGCAAGTTCATATTCAGTAGCATTATCATTATTTGGTGCTATATTTAGTAATATATATACGAGTCAGTTAAATTTTTTTAGAACAGGAGATGGTAATAGCCTTGTTATAAATGGTGATCTTTTTTCAATGGAAGATGACAATGGAAATAGAATTGACCTATTAATGGAGTCATATAATGACGGTACTAAGCTTCCTGCTTTAGAGTTAGTAAAAAGAGATACACGAACACGAATTGACTCACAAGGAATAACAACACCAAAGTTAACTCAGACATCATTAGCAGAACAAAAAAAGAATTTTGAAAAAATGCAAGATGGAGCTGTAGACGTTTTAAAAAATATAGATATATATAAATATAATCTAAAATGTGAAAAAGATACAGATAAAAAGCACATAGGATTTGTAATCGGTGATAAATATAACTATTCAAAAGAAGTAACAAGTTTAGATAACAAAGGTGTAGATAATTATTCATTTACAAGTTTATGTTGTAAAGCTATACAAGAATTATCACAACAAGTAGAGTCACTTCAAAATGAAATAAAGATACTTAGGGAGGAAAAATTCAATGAAATTAATAGATTGGATAAATAAGGTAACAAAGTTAAATCAAACTACAATGACTGAGTTTCAAAATAATATTGAAACTGGAAAGCAAGATAAAATGAAAGAAGGAAAATGGACTCCAAGCATCAATACTGTAGAGAATAAAGCTCCAACCATAACATATACTACTCAAGTCGGAAAATATGAAAGAATAGGAAAACTTGTTTTTGTGGATTTTTATGTAAGAGGTAAAATTACAAAATTAAATGGAACTGAAAATTATGCTGTTATTGAAGGTTTGCCATTTAGACCAAGAGACAAGTATTTTGGACAGCAATCGTTGAATGTGGCTCTAGTATATTCATTGTTGGAAGATAATTTGAATACGACATTTATTCCTCAAGATGAGAAAATAAGAATACAATCAGTATATAGCTCTGCTAAAAAATTAAAAGTAACTGATACTAGTTATTTTGAAGTAGCAGGTAGTGGCTGGTATGAAACTGATGATTAAAAGGAGGATTATATGGCAGTAAAAAAGATTGAAGAATTAAATATACATAGAGATGTAAATTCTACAGAACAATTTGATGTGCAAGGTTATTTAAATGAAAACTGGGATAAAATGCAGGATGTAGTAGATAACAATGCAGAAGAATTAATGCAAGTGCAAAAAGATATAAGTACATTAAAAGAAGATAATAAAACAAATAAAAGTAGTATAGATGTTTTAGAAAAAAGCAATGAAACAAGAGATGGAAAGATTTCTAAAAATACAGAAGATATAGAAGCTATACAAGGAAGCATAAAAACAGCAACAGAAACAATAAATAAAAAAGATAATGAACAAGATGAGGACATAAAAGCAAATAAAGAGTCAATTGAAGAACTACAGGCAGAAAACTTAGAAATAAAAGCTGAAAACGAACGCTTGAGAGAGGATATAAAAAGTATTGCAACAATTGGTGAGGCGAGTGGAGAGAATATACATTTAGAAGATAGTTCTGATGCAAGATGTGAACTGGAGATTTGTGGGAATCACCAACAAGATACTAGAGAGGGATATAATCAATTTAAAATAACATCTACACAAACTCAAAGTGCTGGTGTTACTATAACAAAAATTGATGAGTCAAGTGTTTCATATCAGGGAACAACTACAGGAATGTTTACACATATGTTAGTTGAATATGATGGTAAAGGACTGGAAATAACTAAACAAATGTATTTAAAAGCTTTTGGTAATTTAACAAATGCAATTTTGTCAGTAAAATTAATAAAAAATGGTAAAACAGAATCAAGTTATTTAAGGGTTTCTCCTGATTTGATTTTAAGTGCAGGAGATGTTTTGCAACAAATATATGTTCAGCAACAAAATACTGGAATTTTAATTAGTGGAACTTTGCAAGTTTTATTGACAGACTACGAGAATAAAGACAAACCATACGAACAATACGGAGCAAGTCCATCTATTCTATATCCAAGTTCTGCAAAAGCTGTTGGTGACATAAAAAATATATTAGACATGAGCAACGCTAAAGGTGGAACTAGTGGAGGAATAACTTGTGCAGTGAACGAAGATGGAAGTTATAGTTATGTTGGAACAGCATCTTCAAAAACAATAAATATATGGCTATTAGGAAGTTATAGCAATAAGACTTCAATTTTTAGATTAGAACCTGGTACGTATTATATTGATGGAGTAATGTTATATGATGCAAATAATCCTTTGGCAAATCCTGGTACGACAAAAATATTCAGTTTTATTAATGCACATGATATTACAGGAGTAAGAGCACCAGATGCTGTTCCTGGAAATACATATGATGAAACTAAATATCCAATCATAGCTGAAATTGATCATAAAATACCTTGGGTTCCTTATAACTATGGTTCTGTGCAAGTAAATATACAAAATAAAAATTACTTAGGAGATATTGTTAAGGGTTCTGTAACAGAGAATGGTATTATTGCGACCTATGATGGTGAAAAATTTTTATGTAAAGGTACAACAACTTCTGGCTTTTTTGGAGTTTCAAAAAGAACTAATATATATTTGCCTATAGGTACTTATACTTTTTCACAAAATGCAATCAGCTTTGGAAGATTTGTTTTAAGACTCTATTACAGAGATAATACTTTTTCTACGCATTATATATCTACTGCTACATGGAGAGTTTCATTTACAACTTCTAAAGAAGCAGTTTCCTTTGGTATTTTTTGTGATAGCCTAAGTAGTGGAATTAATATAGATTATACTGTGTATGTTCAGTTAAAAAGTGGTAAAACAAATACTGATTGGATAAAACCAGAAATTCAACAAAGAATTTCCCCTGTTCAACAAACGATGTTCGAAGGTGATACTTTTGTAAAACAAGATGCAAAATGGTGTGAAAAGCATAATTGGAAAACAATGAGTTTTGATGGACAGAATATGGCTTCACAAGCAGGAGGAACTTTTGCAGATTTTAAAGAAAATGGAAATGTTGTTAGAGTATTTAAAGTTAGTGATTTGTTAATAAGCTCAGTTAGAGATGATATACTTTGTGATAAATTACCAGTTCGAAAAGATAGTATGTGGAACGGTAAAGATTATGGAATACAAACTTATCAGAATCAAAATAATATAGTAATATCTTTGCCTTATGCAGATGTTGAAAAAAATTACGGAGAAGAATTAACAGTAGACAATTATACCAAAGCTTATTATAAGTATTTACAAGATAATGAACTTACAATTTATTATAAATTAGCAGAACCAGTATTATTAGAATGTACAGAAGCTCAAAGTAAAGTATTAGATGAGATATATAGTAAAGCACATACATACAAAAATATAACAAATATAAGTGCAGAATCAGCAGAAATAAATCCGATTGTAAATGTTAAATATTTAAAAGATACAGAAACAGAGCATAATAAACTTCAAGCACAAATAAATGAAATAAAACAATTATTAAGCACAACAGAAACAAGTGCATTATTAGTAAATAACTTAGAAAAAGATTTGAGAATGGAGGTGGAATAAATGATAACTGAATTATTAAAAAGATTAATTACAAAAAAATATTACAAAGAAAAAGCAGACATTGAGAATAAACTAAATGTATTTTACGCTATGAGCAAGATAAGCGACGAAGAATATAGTGATTTAACATTACTAGTAGAAGATACATATATTGAAATAGAAGAAACAGAAGAAAATACAGAAATAGCTACTAAGGAGGAAGAATAATGCAAGAAACAGAAATGATTGAAAAAGTAGCTCATTTAGAAGAAAGAGAGAAGTCAAATACAAAAAGATTAAATGAACATGATGATAGACTCGATAAGCTCGAAAAAACATATTCTATAATGGAAAAAATGGATTATAGAATGGGTAAAGTAGAATCAGCAGTAGAAAAAATAGATCAAAAATTAGAAGGTAAAGTATCAGAAGATGATAAAGAAAAAGGCAAAAAATGGGACAAGCTAATTGATTATATATTTTACTCAATTTTGGCAGTAATACTAGGACTTATATATGTAAAATTAGGATTAAAATAGTAGGAGGGAAAATTATGAAACAAGCATGGGAAGATTTAAAAAGCTTTGTAACAATAGCGATGATAGTATTATTATTCGTTATTGTTATAGCAAACTTATTTGGAGCAGTGCTAAGTGAAACAATATTAGTATTAGTAACAAATTTGGTAACAGCGGTATTTACATATTATTTTAGTAAAAATAAAACAGATGTAAATACAGAAAACAAGGAGGAATAGTTCATGGAAGAAGATAATGTTATTATAGAAAATGTAGAGTTCAATGAAGAATTATACAATAAAAATATTTCAGAAAATGACTTTTCAGGAAGTGAAACAGACGGAATAGGAGATGATGACAATGCAGATAACTAAGATGTTA